GGAGAGCGTTCATGCCAAGTCATACTCTAGTGTATTTTCAACCCTAACGTCCTCTGAGCAAATTGAGGATGCGTTCCGTTGGTCTGAGGACAACCCCTATTTGCAGAAAAAGGCTGAGATCATCCTGGGTTACTACAACGGTGATGACCCGCTAAAGCGCAAGGTAGCTTCCACTCTGCTGGAAAGCTTCTTGTTCTACTCTGGTTTCTACTGGCCAATGTACTTATCAAGCAGAGCAAAGCTAACTAACACTGCTGATCTTATCAGGCTTATCATAAGGGATGAGGCTGTACACGGATACTACATCGGGTACAAATTCCAGGTAGCTTACAACAAGCTAGATGCTTCCGCTCAAGAAGACATCAAGGCTTACGCTTACAGCATGCTTATGGAGCTCTATGAAAATGAGATCCGCTATACTGCAGAGCTTTACGATGAAGTCGGACTAACAGAAGATGTAAAGAAGTTTTTGCACTACAACGCTAACAAGGCTCTAATGAACTTGGGATTCGATGCACTGTTTCCTAAAGACGTTTGTGATGTTAGTGCAGCCATTCTTTCTGCCTTGGCTCCTAATGCAGGAGAAAACCACGACTTCTTCTCTGGATCTGGATCAAGCTACGTGATTGCTAAGCATGAGCAAACAGAAGATGAGGACTGGGACTTCTAGTTCTTGACAAACCATTCTAGAGAGAGTAGAATATAAGTTATGAAAGATTATGATGGGTTTATGGACTGGGCTAAGATTGGCTATGACAAAGGCTGGATTTCAGATGCCTTTTGCAATACCCATGACGGAGACCCATACATGACAGAAGAAGAATCTAAAGAGTGGGAAGAGGGCGGAGATCCTTGCCTACATGTCTTTAAGATTTTACAATAAAAAAATAACCGAGGGGTATAAGAAACTATGATGAAAAAAATCGCAGCTATTGCTGCAGTACTATTCGCACTTGTTGCTGTTTCACCAGCACAGGCAGAAACACCAAATGCAATTGCAATCATCGATGCAAACTTTGATAGCTCACTAATTAGTGGCAATGTGGTTGATGTATGCGTTGTTGGAGAAGTGCTCTGTGCACGAGACGACAAGCCAGTTACATCTTCACATTTCCGTAACTATAATCATGGAACGATTATGGCAGACATCGTAAGGGCAAACAATCCAGGTGCTACCATTATTCTAATTCGTGCTGCAAACATTAAGACAAGTGTTATAAATGGACTTGGATTTGAGGCTGCACTAGATTGGATTCAGGAGAATCGAAACGCCTACAACATTGGCTCTGTTTCCTTCTCTTATAATGCTGGTAATGGCTCAAGGTGTTTACCAGCATCTCCAGGGGTTAACGTGATTGACACGCATAATGAGATTGTTAGTGATATTTCATTGCTGAAGGCTATGGGCACAACGGTTTATGCTGCATCAGGAAACCATGGTAGCGGAGATAGAATCGATTACCCAGCCTGTATTGATGATGTTGTAGCTGTTGGCTCTACTTTATATCGTGGTAGTCAAATCCAATCCGATATTATCGTAACAGGGTTTACCTATACTAGCGAGGTACTAAAGTCAAACTCTAGTAGATTGCAGGATCGATATCCAATTCTTAGCAGTGGTGCCTTTCCAGTTAGGGTAGGAAACACTACATCAGTTGCTACAGCAATCACAGCTGCTACAGCAGTTCCAGTCGTAGTTGCTGCTGCGGTAGAACCAGAACCAGAGCCTGAGACACAGCCAGACCCAAGAGAACTGCTTGGCGTTTCTTTGGACAGCACCACAGTGCTTTTGCAGTCGGTAACTACTAATGTCAAGTCAAGTGATGAGCTAGACAAGGCAACTGCAGAGAAGCTAATTGCTGATCTTAAAAAGCTTGTAGAAGAGCTAGAGACAGTCTACAACAAATAAATATATGGAAGCCCATCCTTAACGGGCACTTTCCCCCTTAGCTCAGCGGCAGAGCAGAGAGCTGTTAACTCTAAGGTCCCTAGTTCGAATCTAGGAGGGGGAGCTGGCTCAGTAGCTCAAAGGAAGAGCATCGCCCTGTCGAGGCGAAGGTTGGGGTGTCGGAATCCCTCTGAGTCGCTAATGGTGTTGTCCAAGCCACTCCCAAGGGGTATGGGGGATAAATATGGACACTAGCGAATATTGCATAATGGTAGTGCGTAACCTTGCCGAGGTTGATGCGCGGGTTCGATTCCCGCTATTCGCTCTATGCCTCAATAGCTCATCTGGTAGAGCAACGCATTTGTAATGCGTAGGTGGCGGGTTCGAGTCCTGCTTGAGGCTCTATGCTATACTATGTGTAAGGAGATTATATGTCAAATAAATTTGTAATGCCCGTAAAGGGAACTTATAGAATTACCTCTCCCTTTGGATGGAGAAAAGATCCTGTAACTAAGAAAAATACTAGGCATCATAATGGTGCGGACTTTATTACAGGGAAAAAGGATGAGCCAATTCTTGCTGTTATGAACGGTAGAGTAGTTAAGGCTCAGCAGTCTGAAGCCAAGAGCGGTGGCTTCGGCTACTACATTGTTGTTCGTCATTTTATAGATGGAAAGTTCTATACATCATTGTATGCTCACCTGAAAGCTAATTCATTTAAGGTTAGAGTTGGTCAGCTTGTAAAGGCTGGAGATCAGCTTGGAGTTATCGGGACAACTGGATATAGCACTGGGGTCCATTTACACCTGGAAATCTGGAAAGGCATGAATCATGGCTGGTCTTCAGACGGCAGGGGGTTCGTAGAGCCAATCAGCTTCCTTGAGTCTATGGCAAAAGCAGAAGAAGCAAAGTCTTTCGCCAAGAAGCCATCACCAAAAACCAAGAATGTAAACCCATTACCAGATCATCTAACAGGTTACAAAACTAGCGGTAGTGATACAAAGACTTCTACCTCAAAACCTGTTACAAAGGCTCCTGTGGCTCCTAAGAAGACCTCAAGGCCAGAGAAGTTCTATGTTGTGAGGTCTGGAGATACCCTGACAAAAATTGCAAGGGATAACAAGACTACGACTGCAACCCTAAAGAAATTAAATAACATCAAGAATGTTAATTTAATTAAAGTTGGTCAGGTAATCAAACTACCGTAAAGGAAATCATGGCAGCAAGAAAGAAAAAGACTCTGTGGTCCTCTTTTAAAAGAGTGACCCCAAGGCTTATGGACAACTTATTCTTTTTGAAGGACTCTGATGCCACAGAAAACAGTCAGGGTCCATCCTGGAGGTTTAGGCGTAAGCTAATCTACGGAGCTTATAGACTTTCTTTTGTTATGATAATTTTTGGAGCAATAACACATGCTTCAGATACGTCAGTGGGCTCTGGGCTAGTGGCGGGCGGTGTAAGTCTATTGGGTATCATTCTTACAGCATATACTGCAGCTAGTACCTATGAAGATGTCAAACTATGGCAAAACAATAATGACGAAAGTCAAATGTAAATAAGGAGGAAATATGTCATTCACAAAAGAATGGTTAGCAATGATGTTAGAACGTGCGATTAAGACTGTTGCACAAACTGCGATCGCAGCAATTGGAACTACCGCACTCGGTCTACTAGACGTTGACTGGACCGCGGTTGTCGGCCTGGCTGGTCTAGCTGGAGTGATGTCTGTACTAACTTCAGTAGCCTTCCCAGCAAAGGAAATGAAGGGCGCTAAGTAGCGAAAACAACAATGCCCATATACGAATATCGTTGTGGGAGCTGTGATACCCCGTACACAAAAGTGCGGGGTATTTCAGACCCAGAACAAGACTATGAATGTAAAACTTGTAATGTTCCATTAACTAGGGTATACTCTTCTATAGGGGTTACCTTTAATGGTAGTGGATTCTATAGAACGGATAAATAGTTGGATTTAGTAACGGATAAGCAAGAGTGGACTCTTACAAATTTTGATAGATGTGATGCTTCATGTTCTGCTCAGGCCTTTGTCAAAGCCGTGGGGGTGGGCGGAGAATTGAAGTTCTGCTCTCACCATTATAATAACATTGCTAATAATGCCGTTGGTTACGCAAACCTAGAAAAGTTTGCGTACCAGGTTATAGACGAGAGAGAAAGACTGACTGAGAATCGCCTGGTAGGAGATAACTAGTGCCTACTCCAGAAGAATATATAGACTTCTTGATACTTAACGGCGCTGTGGAGGTATCTGGGGTAGACTCAAATACTGGAGACTTTACGTATCAATTTACAGACAAAATGTTTGATATTGCACCCAATGTTTATGAGCAAATGCAAAAACAGTTCCAGGCAGATATAACGTCCTTGTGGACA